TTCAGATACTAATTTTTGACTATTTATATCTGCATCTAGTTCCTGTGCTAATGGTTGAATGGCACCAGTACCATAAAGTGCTTGTGGTCCTTTTTCATATCCTGAGTTTTTCCCATGTATTATTCTATTTGGTGGATAAACAACTATAGAACCAGATGAGTTATGTTGATATCCAATAAGACCTTTTTGAGGATCTGTAATTATTCTTACTTCTTCTGGATGCAATCTCACCATAGATACTGGACGTTCAGAAGATCCCAATAACAATATATAACAATTTCCAGATAATGTTATATCAATACAAATTTGTTCTCGGAATAAGAACTCGTCACAGTCAGTTGAGGGCATTCTTAGAAGATCCAAAACTGGATGATCCATTAGTTCTGTTGCCTGTTCTCCATATCCTTTAATAAGTTTTAAAGGCAAAGCAGCTAGATCTTGAGATAGTCTTTTTACACCAGCATGAGTATAGCCATGTATACCAAATGCATCCATAGATGCTTGTGCCGAAAAAGTATTGCGTACACCACCAGCACTATTCCAAGTAGCACCACGATTTTCTTCTTTTGGCTTGTCTATCTGTTGATTTAATGATTTGCCTAATATAGCATTATATAACGTAGTAAAATAACTCATAAATTTTTCCTATACTAATAAATGTGATCCTCTCAAGTAAATAATTTTAATTGTGATTGATGTTTCTTTATTCTTTCTTTTGATTTTTTGAAAAATACAGGATCTATTTCAATTCCAAAATATTCATAATTGTTGTTGTCACATGCTATGGCCAATGACGCAGACCCAGCATGAGTATCCAAAATTTTATCACCTTTTTGTGCATAATTATTTAGAACCCAAGAATATAATTCTACTGGTTTTTGTGTTGGATGTATTCTTTTTTCTTTGTTTTTCATGTTTTCCTGTAACATGCCATTCCAAAGATATTGGAAATAATCAACGCGTACACCAAACGAATGGCTAGCAATCTCACATTTTGAAAATGTTGAAGATAGATTTTTCTTATACCAGACTATTCTTCCAGTATGAGGTATATAATGGGAATAATAATTGCAACCCCATATTATTTGATTTCTGCTTACTCTGAATAATTGGTCAAAATATTCTTTTGATGGAATTTCCCAATATTGTATTTTTGATGATTGTCGTTTGATACCTGTAGTGCTTATATCATTACCTGTATAATTCTTCTTTCCATAATTTGCAAAATATGGTGGATCGACAATTGCAAGATCAAATTCATTATCTTTCATTTCCCTCATAGCCTGCAAACAATCACCAAGTATCAATTTAATCATTGTATTCTCCTATTGATGAGCATTATAACGCATGAATTGCATAATAAAATACCTTAAACTGTCCATCGCGTGATCATTGTCCTTCTTGACGACATCTTTTTTTGATTTATGGTCCCATTTATATAGTCTAAATTCCCTGAGAAGGTTTTTACAAGTATTAAAAAATAATAGTCTAGTTTTCCCTTCCTCATTTATTTGCAAGTACTCTCTGACCATATTTATGCCCTCATTTACTCCCAAATGCTTTGGTGCTGGCAATGTTCTGATATTACATTCTCTGCCAAGTGTTAAACGACCATCTTTGCTCTCTGGATCAGCTACATACCATAATATATCTTCTTCATGCAATTTGTTTATTCTGTTGATCTCTCTACCACTTTCTATGGTTGTATGATTTGCCCAATAAAGTTCTCTATAAACAATTAATGTAGTATCTGCATGGAAATAGCCAGAAGGTGCCTCAGCAATCCATAAAGCACAAAATGGATGAGAAGAACCAAAGTCAATACTGACATATCTTCTCCAGTGGTTTGGAATTTCCTGTGGAACTATAACATGGGTTGATTTATCGAAAGAAGGATAAACCAAACCAGATTGGCTTGTAAATTCACCAAATAAACGTGCATTTTGCTGTTGCACTGTAAGATGTGATACTGACCTTCTAAGTTTATAAGAAGATATATATGGATTATCCAAACCAGATATTTTTACAACCTCAAAACCATCTGCTGGGTTTTCTATAAACCTTTCAAACATCCAAGATAAACCTTTAAGTGGTGTAGCTGTTATGATTACTTTTCCTTTTAAATCAACAGTTCTCAGAAGAACTTCGTCAAATATACCCTCGTCATTTGGTTCCTCATCTATCCAGCAAAGTGAAATACTACCTCCTTGAAAGGATTGACGGCCAGAATCACATGACATACTGACAATACGTCCACCATTTGGAAGTATAGCAACTGCTCTATCTTGAGATAACCACCTCGTTTTTTTGGTTCCTTTTGGAAGGTATTTATCTAATTTGGGTCTAAGATATTCTAGTCCATCTTTATAGGATAGAGATGCACACCAGACAGTACTTGGATTGGGTGGTATTAGATTACTTGGCAAACCATTTATTTCTAACCAATCTTTGACGTATTGTTCTTTTGATCCAGAAGCAAAAGCAACAGACAGACATGCACCAACTTCTGTTTTCCCTGCTCTGTTACCGCCTGATATGAGAGATGCCTCATGACCCAAATGAAACAATGTATGTTTTTGACTAGTCCGTTCCTCAGTTATATCGCAAAACTTACAATGAAATAATCTACCCTTAACATGTGTCATTGGTCTTCCACAGCCTTTTGATCTGGCTGTTTCCATTCCTTCCCATCTATGGCAATAAGGTGTCCATAATTGTGCTAATGCCAAAGGATATTCTTTTGCGTATTTTAATAGCTGTTGTTTTTTATTTAAGATGTTTTCGAGTTTATGTCGTTCCATACTTAAATTCTTTATAATCTTTCATTAGTGCTTCATTACATTCTATTAATAAAGAAGTGTATTCTTGACCTGTGTACAAGTGTATATCATACAATAAAGCAGATTGGACAGGTAGTTTTGGAAAGTTCTGCCCATGTGTCCATCTTGACAATTCTCTTTTTTTCCAATCAAACCGTTTTACAAATTTATCTTTACTGCCTATTTTTTTGGATAGCCAAATACCAAAGTATTTATTTTTAATCTTCTTATTACTCATGTTTATTCCTCATCTAGATCTATAACTGGTCTTGATATAAGTTCCTTTAATTGGTTATCTGTATTCTTTAATTCATTATATAATTGTGCTACAGATATTTGAGAATTGTCCATTGTAATTTCTATGATTGGATCTTGACGTACTGTATAATTATGCCGTCTCTCCAACAGCCAAGCAGCTGCATGCCATGTTCCTTCTTTTGCTGCTTTTTGTATTAGTGCTAGATTCATAAGAGCATTATTTGATTCTGCCTTTTTTATCCTTCTATATAGTTCAGCAAATACTGTATCCGTTTCATTTTTTCCACGATTCATCCAAGCAAAATAAGATGCCTCAGAACAGCCAGCATGTTGACATGATAATTTTATAGTCAATCCATTCTGAATACCCTGTTCCAGAAGTGTAATGATAGTATTGTTTAATTTTATGTTTCTGCCCATTATATTCCATAGATAGCACTGTTGGTACTGTTCTCAAAACATTCTACACTTATAACTTTTGCTCTATCTGTATCTAATGTTTGTAATAATTTAAAAACCATTTTGGCAAACATCTCACAACCTACATGATCAATTGTTCTCAAATCTATTATACCATTTTGATCAAGGTTATAGAAGGTGTCCAAATCGGGATCGTCATTTGCTATTATAGTCGTATGGTCAAATATGAAATTTAATTGTTGTTTTATATCTTTAAATGAACCAAAGTCAACGACCCAATTTCTATGGTCTAGATCTCCTTCAAAAGTAGCTTTAAATTCTAGAGCATAGCCATGTAATAATCTACAATGTGATTTTGCTCTCCACTGTCGAAAACAGGTTGAATAACCTCTGAATATCTTTGTAGATCTATAAACCATAATGTTTCACCATTTCCCCAAATCGTTCCATGTATGATACTGGAAGTGCTTGAAAATATCTAATATTGTTTTTAAGTAAATACTTTTGCATTCTGAAAAAAGTATAAAGATTTATTAAAGATCTTTGGTCGTGGTTTGCTGGTGAAAAAAACTTAGGATTTAATATCCAATCTATATTTATTCTATATTGCTGAATGGTCCTTCTATGCTTTTCCAGATTATGTGGTTTAATTATCTTTTTAAATGCTACAATTTGTTTTCTTCTTTGATCCCAAAATGCTATCTGTCCAAATGCGTTATGGGAAGATG